ACTTGACAAAATATTTTATCATGATAAAATAGATATAGATAAAAAAGTAGAAGTACAACAATATTACTCTTTAGATTCTTGGGAGGAGCTAAAAGAGTTTTATAGGTCAGACCTTACTATCAGGAAGATGACCAAAACAATGAACAAACCATTTTTCTTAAGAAAGGATGAAATTTATGATGGTTGATGATTTTTATGATGACATTCCGTATCACACCAAAGAGGCAGCAGGCATGCCTTTTTCTTTTAGCGAACTTTCTGTAGATAAACAGATTTTTTTTCGTGACTTTTTCAATGAAATAGTGGATAATAGAAAACAGAAGTTAACATTAATAGACGACTTGGAACTAATCAAGTCTGAATTGGAGGCAGTAATTGCAATCGTCAAGAAATAACCCCACTATACCTTTTGTAGGCCTACACGCACACTCTGTAGCAGGCTCGCCATTCGACGCACTAGGTTACCCAGATGAGCATATGGACTTTGCTTATGATAATGGTATGGACGCACTGGCCTTGACAGACCACGGTAATGCCAATGGTCTTGCAGGTCAGGTGTTACATGCCAAAAAGATGCAAAAGGAAGGAAAGAACTTTAAGCCAATCTTTGGAGTAGAGGCTTACTTCATTCCATCTGTTGCGAACTGGAAAGAGGATTACGAAAGAATCAAAGCGGAAGCTAAGAACAAGTCGGAGTATGAAGCTGAGCAGTCCGGCACCACTGTAGAGAACGAAGCATCTAAGAAAAAGATGAAGTCTGTGCTTAATCGTCGTCGCCATCTTATTTTGCTCGCGCAAAGCCAAGAAGGACTACAAAACATCTTCAAGATGATATCGACCAGTTATGTTGGTGATAACTTCTATCGTTATCCCCGAGTTGACTATGCCCTCCTCAAGAAGTACAACAAGGGCGTAATTGCTGCTTCTGCCTGTTTGGGCGGCGTATATGCAGGCAACTACTGGGAGAACAGAGAAGAAGGCGCAGACGCTATTCTAGATGCTATGAGGAAGACAACGCAAAAGATGCAGTCTATCTTCGGTGACCGCTGGTATGGTGAATTGCAGTGGAACAATGTGCCGGAACAACACGAGCTAAATCAATACATCATTCAGATGCATCATGAGTTTGGAATTGAGCTTATCTCAACTGCCGACTCGCACTATTACAATCCAGAGGTCTGGAAGGATAGAGAACTATACAAGCGTCTTGGTTGGTTGGGCAAAGGACGGCCTGATTATCTGTCGGAAGAGTTGCCTGTTTCCGTAGAGGAGATTGGATACGAACTATATCCAAAGAATGGTGACCAGATGTGGGAGAGTTACAAGCATTACTCAAAATTGTGCGGAGTAGAATATGATGATGAGCTAGTAAAAGCATCAATCGCTAGGACTCATGATATTGCTCACCGACGTATAGAGTCGTTCCTCCCGGATAATACTGTACGCCTGCCTGACTTTGTTGTCCCTGAAGGCTCGAACGCAGGCCAAACTTTGGCTGCTCTGTGCGTCGAGGGTCTCCGCTCTCTGGGGCTAGAGAACAACACAGAGTATGCAGAGCGTCTGCGGTATGAGGTTGACATTATCGACGATAGAGGTTTCTCTAAATATTTCTTGACTATGAAGGCTATATCAGACATGGCCGTTGAGAAGCAATTAGTTGGTCCTGGTCGAGGCTCTGCAGCCGGCTCGTTGGTATCTTATGTACTAGGTATCACTCAGGTTGACCCAATCAAGTATGGCCTTCAGTTTGAAAGGTTTTTGACTAAGGGCGGCTCAGGCTATCCAGATATTGACTACGATGTTTCTGACCCGATGGTGCTTAAGGAACACCTGATTGACCAGTGGGGTGATGATACTGTGGTGCCTATTACTAACTGGAACACTCTTCAGCTACGTTCTTTGATTAAGGATATTTCAAAGTTTTACGGAATCGAATTCACAGAGGTCAACAACGTAACCAGTAAGATGGTACATGAGGCCACGCCATTAGCTAAGAAGGCCCATGGCATCACAGCTGGAGTTTATGCCCCAACCTTTGAAGAACTGATGATGTATTCGGAAACACTGCAAAAGTTCTTGCAAAAGTATCCACATATTAAAACACACGTTGAAGCATTGTATGGCCAAACTCGGTCAGCTAGTCGACACGCTGGTGGCGTTGTGATTGGTGAGCGTTTAGATGAATGGATGCCGTTGATTAACTCTGGCGGAGTTCGCCAGACTCCGTGGTCAGAAGGCCAGAACGTTCGCCACCTGGAGCCCATGGGTTTTATTAAGTTTGACATTCTTGGATTGGCTTCTCTTAGAATGGTGGAAGGTGCGATAGAGAGAATCCTTAGAAGGCACCACGGAGTTAAGTCTCCAACTTTTGAGCAGATTAAATCTTTCTATGATGAGCATCTGCATCCAGACAAGATTGATTTGGATGATAGTGAAGTTTGGCAGAACATCTTTCACGAAGGCAAATGGGCAGGTATCTTTCAGTTTACAGAGGGCGGAGCCCAATCTTTTTGCAAGAATGCAAAGCCAGACAACATTACAGACTTAGCTGCTATTACATCTATTTATCGTCCCGGACCATTGTCGGCTGGTGTTGATAAGATGTTCATCGGTGCAAAGCAAGAACCAGATGAGGTAGAATACCTTAATGATACTGTTCGCTCTGTGACTGAAGAGACCTATGGCTTTCTTATCTTTCAAGAGCAGATTGCTATGTTGGCTCACAAGCTGGGCAAAGACTTGACTCTGGACGAGGGCAACAAGCTTCGCAAACTCTTGACTAAGAAGGGCACTGGGGCAGTAGTAGAAGAAAAAGACAAGATATTCCAGAAGTTCAAGACTGGGTGTGTAGAGAAGGGTATGCTCGAAAGCGAAGCTAGAGAGCTTTGGCAGACCTTCGAGTACTTCTCTGGTTACGGATTCAATAAGTCTCACGCAGTTTCGTACTGTATTCTATCTTATCAGTGTGCTTGGCTTCTTAACTACTATCCAGCAGAATGGTTAGCAGCCTTCTTGGACAAGGAGCCGGAGACTAGAAAAGAACGAGCCATTGCAACTGCAAAGTCTCTAGGTTACAAGGTTGAGCCACTTAACGTCAACACTTCTGGTACCGTGTGGGAGATTGACGAAACAGGACATACTTTGATTCAGCCACTAACATCAATTAAGGGCTTGGGCGATAAAGCTATTGAACAAATTATCAATCATCGTCCGTTCGATACTATCGAAGAGTTTTTGTTTCACCCTGAGATTGTTTACTCAAAACTTAACAAGAAGTCTATTCATGCTTTGACGCTTGCACAGGCAATGAACGACCTTGTTGATGATAGATTCTCTGGATTAAAGCACTTCTATTCGGCTGTTGCAGTCGATAGGCCACGGAAACCAAAGAACCTAGAAGAAAACATTGTTAAGTATGAACCAGAAGGAGACTTCTCAGAAGAAGAAAAACTAGAGTACTTGGTTAGTTTAACTGGCGTGTTTCCTATCAGTTCCGTTGTTACTACCAGGGTAAGGCAAAAGCTAGATGAACTTTACATTCCGCCCATCTCAGAGTTCGACCCAGACTTGGGAGTGACTTGGTTTATTCCCCGTGAGTGTAAACTTAAAAAGTCTAAAAATGGTAAGAACTTCTATGTAGTTAAGGTGATTGATGATAACAACGAGACTACAACAATTCGATGTTGGGGAGTGGACCCCGACAAAGATGTAGTTCATATTAACAGGCCGTACATGGCTCGACTGAAGTACGATCCGAACTGGGGATTCTCTACATTCAGTGTTAGAAAAATGTTTAAGTTATTGGCATAAAGGAGAAAGAAAATGGCAAGATTAACTGGACTTTCAGCGAAGATTATGGTAAAACAATATAAGGATGCTTTTGCAAAGAAAGGGTACGCATTCTTTGAGAATGGAGATTACAATTTGAACATTGTCGGAGTCAGAAATGATTCTGGAGATGCATCAAGGTTTGATGACTTCTTAAATGTTTTGTATAAAGTACATGGGGAATGGGTTTGCGATGTGTATCCAGCAACAACTGAGCCCGGTGATAAGATATTGAAGCTACCAATAAAACAGGTTAGACACAAAGGCACAGCTATTCTGGTCCCAGACCAGTACCGCAGCACATATAAGATTGGTCCTCACGGCCCAACACGCTACACTGCACTTATTCAGCGTGGTGATAAGGTAAGAGTGTGGCGGGACAATAATAGAAACGCGCATCCTGACTATCACGGACCAGAAGAGGAAGGTTGGTTTGGTATCAATATTCACAAGCACCGCGGCCCAGGCGCAAGAGTTAACACAGGCGGCTCTTCGGCTGGGTGTCAAGTATTCAAAAATACACCAGACTTTTATGAGTTTATGGACACTTGCCAGGAAGCGGCAGATAAATGGGGTAACAGCTTTACTTATACCCTACTAGAAGAACGAGACTTAACACCAATTATAAAAGGAGTATGTTAATGATTTTTGATGAAGTAAGCAGAGTTAGGGTTTTTAAAACCAACCCAGAAGCAAAGTTGCCAGATAGGGCACACAGAACAGATGCAGGAATGGATTTCTTCTTTTGTCCAGACTCTAACACAGCGGCAGTTAGAGTGGAGCCAAATAGGAGTGTCTTGCTCGGCACAGGCATTAAGATGGAGGTACCACCAGGGTGCATGCTTCAGATTATGAATAAGTCAGGAGTTGCAAGCAAGAAGCAGCTCGTAACCGGAGCTTGTGTTGTGGACGAAGGTTATGATGGAGAGATTTTTGTAAACCTTCAAAACATCGGCAAGGAAACACAGTTCATTGAGCCAGGCCAAAAGATTGCACAGGGTGTCTTCGTCAGGATTGAGAAGCCAATGCTTTGGGAAATCAAAGAGGATAGTGTTTATGGCGGTTCAACAGCCAGGGGCTCTGGTGCTCTAGGTTCTACTGGAGACTCGTAATGGGATTTGCAAGAAAGATTAGGCGAAAGCAATTAAATGCTGCTCGTAAGCAATTCTTCAAAGATTTCAAAAGAAAGATGAATGAATTTAAATTAATGGTGGCTTGCAACGCATGCGGCCGCCGGCCCGAACAAGGCGAGAACATAGACGATTGGAAGATAAACAAAGAAAGCGAAAATATAGACTTGCTTTGTACCGATTGTTTTGAAGATGAAGAGGTATGGAACGATGAAGTTCAGACAAACTTATAGCTTTGATGATTTGCTGCTGGTACCAGCCAAGAGCGACATCGAAAGTAGAGATGAAGTATCATTAACATCAAATATAGCAGATTGTGAGTTTAGTGTCCCAATCATTGCTAGCCCGATGGATACAGTTACAGAATCGGATATGATGTATGCGATGGCTAAACTAGGAGGATTGGGTGTTCTTCACAGGTACAACCCACCAGTTAAACAGGCAAGTATCTTTGCAGACACCAGGATGAGACTCGAAGAGGAGAATCACAGCTACTCTTCTAAGTTGTCTGTTGCTATTGGCTCGACTGGTGACTTTGAAAAAAGAGCTAAATTGCTAGTAGAGAATGGTGTTAGGATTCTTTGTCTAGATGTGGCTCACGGCCATCATTGTTTGACCGAAAGGGCGATCAAGACACTGAAGGATAACCACGGAGAGCAAGTAATCATAATGGCTGGTAACATAGCAACTCCAGAGGCTTATCACGATTTGTCTACGTGGGGTGCAGATGCTGTTAGAATTGGCATTGGCGGAGGCTCTATCTGTTCGACAAGGATTCAAACTGGCCATGGTATGCCAACCTTGCAGTCCGTGATGGACTGTGCTAGCATGGATGGAGCAGCTATTATAGCTGACGGCGGTATCAAGACTGCTGGAGATATAGTGAAGGCACTTGCAGCTGGAGCAGACTTTGTTATGCTCGGTTCTATGTTGGCGGGTACTGACGAATCTCCAGGTGATGTTATCAGCTCGAACGAAGAGACGAAGTACAAAGTGTACAGAGGTATGGCTTCTGTAGAAGCGCAGGTTGACTGGAGAGGCAAGGCACGTTCTTTGGAAGGAATATCAACTACTATCCCATACAAAGGAAGCGTTGTGGATATAGTTAGAAACTTGGAAAGTAACATTAAGTCGGGCTTTTCTTATTCGGGGGCTAGAAATATTACAGAGCTGCAAGCAAAAGCAAGCTTTGTTCAGCAAAGTTCAGCCGGCCAATTAGAGTCTAGCACACATATCTTAAAGAGATGATAGAAAAAAAGATAGTTTTCCTTGACACTGACGATCAGCATGCTAGAATGGTTACAAGACTTAGGTATGATAGGTTAACACAAGGTAACTTTTTTCGCGGCCTTGTAGAGCTGTATGTTGAAAATGACATTGACATGGCTAGGATCGTTGAAAAGATAAAAGAAAGCAAAACAACTATGGGTAAAAGAAAAAGAAAGTATACCCTAAAAGAAATAGAAAAAGGAGAAGAAATGAAGAGAGACTTTGGACTTTCAGAAGACGAAAAGAATTTTGTTTTCGACTTAATAGAAGAGGATTTTGATGAATAAGCCCAAAGAAGGATGTTCCCCTGAGACTTGTCGATGCTGGATAGATTACCCAGAAGACAATAACTGTGCCCTCGTAGCAGTGGAGAAGAACGGTGCTATGACTTTAGATGAGACTGCTAAAAGATTAGGCATCTCTTTGGTTAGAGTTTCACAGATAGAAAAACAGGCAATGGCTAAACTTGCGAAGAGAATAAAAAAATGATTTTATAAAACACAAAGACTATTTATTATTGTATTTTACACCATCTTTATGTGAAAAGGAGATATTTTAAATGAGTAACAAGCAGCTGCTTAGTGAAAGCACAATAAGAAGATTTATGGCATTAGCAAAAGTTGACAGGCTCACTGACAACTTTATCAACGAAAAGGTCCACAAAGATGAT